GATATTGACGACGCCGCTGCTACTGCCAATAACACTGTTTACAGAGCCAGCAGCTTTGACGCTGACCCAGCTGGTGCCGTCCCAGCAGTAGATTTTGCTGTCGTCGGTATCGAGCGCGATCTGACCGACAAACGCACCGCTTGCAGGCAGTGTGGTTACAAGGTCAACACTGGATTCATCGGCGAGTTTGGCAGCGGTGACGCCATCATCCGCCAACTGCGTAGTATCAATGCCGCCGGTTGCCACAGCAGTGCCCGGCACCTGACCGCTGCTGAATAGGATCTTGGCGCCTGGAATGGTGGCATCCGCGATCAGCGTGGTGGCATTGCCCACCAAGTCGGTGACCGTGATTTTCTTGGTTTCGCTGGCGCTGATGTCCGCGATAGCCAGCAGATCGCCTGCCGCTAGGTCGCCACCGGCTAGGGCTGCAAGTTCGCTGATGCGTAGGTCGGCCATGCCCTAGTGCCTGCGTGGCGTTTACAGTTACACCGAGTCTAAGTCTTACTCCCGTTCTTCCAACAGGATGTAGGAGTCAGCGTCTTGCTCCAGTTCGATCTTGCCGTCGTCTTCCTGTAGTAGGTAACGCTTCGGCAGCGTTTGAGCCTTCAGGCGAATTGGTCCTGTAGCCACAAAGTCAATCGTGCCAACGACCATGGAATCCGCCGCAAAGCTGACGGCGCTGGCAGTGACGATGGCATCAAACTCCCACCATAAAGAATCGTTGATTTGTGCCGCAGTAAACTCGCCGGCTTGCGCTGTTGTGTCCGCATACTTAATGTAAAACTTACCGTGAAATGCGGAGCCTACCTCAGTGCGAATAACCAGTTGCATCAAGTAATGCACTGGTTCTTTGTCGTATTCGTTGGCGTAATCCCAGTGCGCAGTAAGGCGACCGCTTCCGGTAATCAAGCTACTGTACTGCTGACGATGCTCATCGCTAAGGGTTGTGATGTCAACAATTTCGCGGTTTGTGTTTAGTTCGTATTCGGTAACTGCTGCCAGCAAGCGTGAGTCGCGGTCGCGGATTTTGACGCGGATTGGAATATCACGTGCGATTGCAGTTAGCGGCACCAGTCCGGTCAACCCACCTTCAAGGCTTTCGTCAAATGTCTCGTAAAGCTTGATGCCGCCTAGCTCGTCAACAAAAACGTACCAGTTACCGCTGGACTGGACGGTATTGTTTGCCCAGCCAGAAGCGTCAACAAAATCAAGATCGGTACCGTCAGTGGTGGATAGTTCCACCAAGTCGCCACTGATTAAAAAACTTGGATCGAAATCAAAACTGAAGCGGTTGCGATCAGCATTGACATCCGATGGATTGACAATCGACTCCTTGCTGCCCTCCAGTGATTTCCGGGTCAGCTCGATGTTGCCGATATTGCCGAGGTAGATGCCCATCAGATCGTCACCGCTGTCAGCGCACCAGTGCCTTGGAAGCTGATTTGCGCTGAGCTGACCTCACCAACACTGGCGCCAAACGTAACGCTGGTGATATAAGCAGTCAGTTGCACATCGCTATTGGTGTTGCCGTCCACCAAACGCAGGCGCATTGTGACCGTATCACTGCTGCTGACGCCCGACACGCGCAGCACTTTCTTCAGTGCAGTTGCTGCATCATTGCGGCCTGCGTCGTCCTTGTAGTACAGCAACGTGGCGCTGCCGTTAAATTCCTGCACGCCCGGCGTATAGGCGCGTTGTGATTCGCCCAGCGTGGTGGTCTCCAGCACTTCAAGCGATCCGGTCAGCGTCCAGTTGCTGACTTTGATCTGCTCGGTGCCGTCGATCAGAAGGCGCCCGTCACGTCCGGTGTAAAACTTGGCCATCTGATCGCGGCTACTGCCAGAACCATCCTAGCTTCAGCTCAACACACCAACCAGTCGCACGCTGACGCTAGAAATTCCAGGCCGTACAGTTTGCTGCTGCGGTGGCTCGCTGTAACGCCAGACAGCGCCACTGCTAGCGCGGTTCAAGCTATTGGCGCCACCAGTCCAGCCGGCAAAAGTGCTGGCGGTTGATGGGATCTCAAATGTTTGGAACGTGCCCTGCATCTGGTAGTAGTGCGTCAGAAATTCATCCGCTTGGGCATCGGTGATGTTGTCGTAGCTCAGGTCCATCGTCATGTTGAACGGCGCACTGCCGTACAGGATGCGAACCTCGGCGCCGTTGTTGGCGTTGTACGTCTTGACCGGATAGTCACCGGGCGAGTAGCCGCGAGATGTAGGGCGCAGTGCAGTAGGGAAAGCCATGGCGGTCAGTCGTAGATGAAGCGGGACGCTGTTGTCACATCTAACGCCACCTGCGAGGCGTCGCCTTCAACTGGGCAGTGGCTGGCGGCGATGTTGACCAAACCATCGTCATCCAAGGTCAGCTCCTCGATCATGTAGACATTCTGATTGATGCTGGTATCGGCATAGGTGTAAACCATGCCCCAGTAGCTGGAGTTTGTGACCTTGCCGTTTGCGACGGTGATCGTGACGGTTTCAACGCCGCTGCCCCCTGGGGCGTAGGCGAAGACGGTGTAGGTGCCATCAGCCAGTGGGTCAGCGGATAGGATCGCGCCGTTGTCTGCATTGATGACGCCGTTGCGGGATGCGGTGTAAGGCGTCACCTGCGTTACGACCTTGATGTAATCACCAGGCGCAAGCTGCAAACCATACGGTGTGGTCTTGAAGCGGATCATGTGGTCGATCCGGCGGCGGATGCTCAGCAGGTAACGCGCCACCTTGAGTGCTTGTTCGCGGTGCGTGCAGAACAGGGATAGGTCGATAGCTTCCTGCGGGTAGGTGCTGGATTGCGACTCGTTCCAGCGGACAGCGACGGTGCGGATAGTTGGGAAGGCGTTTTTCTGCGTTTGCCGGTAGCTGACGACAGCGCGGAAATCACGGCGTTGATCTTTATCGAGGTATTCCAGCTCGAAGCTGTCATCAACGATGTTGCCATCGGTAAACAGTCCAGCAATACGCAGTGAGCTAGGCGCGATGTTGCCGGCTGCATCATGCGGCAGCGCTGGGATAATGCTGAACTTGCCGTTTTTGATGACAAACGAGCACAGGTTGTAGGGCGCCAGCTCGGACACAAACTCGCGGAAGTTGCGGCTGCTGTCGATGGCACCATCAAAGTAGATGTCGTTTGCCTTAAGGAACTTGGCGGTTTCGGTGAAGCCACTGTTATCAATTAAGTCGGGGCTGACCACATCACCGAGGCCAGCGCGGCTGTTGGTGAGCAGGTAGTAGACCAGATCGCAGAACAGGTTGCTCGGTCCGGTGCTGCCGTCATACCAGTTGTAGCAGTCAACGCCTTTGGGCATCCATACGTTGAGTTGCTCGACGCTGTTTACAGACTTGTCGGAACGAATGACAAGCCCCATCGTGGTGCAGGCGTCATAGTTTGGCGTAAATTCGTCGTCTGTTTGATCGAGATTTGCTAGGGACTCGTTGACGTAAACGATTTCGTGCTCTGGGTTGTCAAAATGCGATTTGCTTAGCTCGTCGTAATGGCTAACGTCTGCGATCTGCGAAAAACGTTCGAAGGTACGCTCTGGGCTGTCAGGCGTCGTAGTTACAAGAGAAGTAGTACCGGTGACTTGGAAATTAACGACAAACTGTGTGTGCCCACCCCAATTTGCCCACCTGTTGCCGCCAGTGACGTTGACGGTGTGCGAAAAGCTTTCACCGTTACTCCATGTCCCGGTGCCAGGGACGGCAGTGGACAGCGCCCATGCGACGCTGTGTTGATCCCACATTGCACTAGTGCCATACCTATTAGAATACTCTGCGTTAAAATTTGTTCGCTTTGTCGCCCCAAAGACGATGGTGACCGTGGAGCCGTCCGCCTTGCTTATTGTGACGCGCTGGTTTACTCGTTCACCATCCGGTCTGGCGGATCCGTCGGGACGTGTAGCTGGATGTCCCAGCACCTCATAGGCATAACCACCTTGTGCGCCTTGGCCGTAGCCGTTGCCGTTGTAGCCAGTAAAAACTGCGATTGCATTGGGGATGTTTGTCCCGATTTCTGAGTAACCCTTCAAGGGCTCCACAAACATCTCGTTGTTGCGGAAGTATTCTCCTGCGATCACTTCTTCGCCGGAGCACGTTACCTGAACTGTGCCGTAAGCAGTGGAGTAGGTCTTGCTAAAACCAGACGCATAACCTGTGCCAGTAAGGCGACCAGTTAGGCGCACCCATTTCCCTGTTTCGTTGGTGTACTTAGCGAGAATTGATCCAGGGCGCGGCACTAGGCGATATTCCATCTGCCTGCCGCCAGTATTGCCTTGCGGTTTCAAGCGGATGAAGTTGTACTGATCGACTGGACAGCTGCCAGTTACGACAAACTGCTCTTGTATGCGCGACCAAGGATATGGCGTACCGTCGGTTTGTGGATCAGCAGGACGCACCTCGACGGCAAATGCACTGGTGCGTGCCATGTACTTATCAAGTGTGCCGTTTGTAATGCTGACTTCCTTGTTGTCAAACTTGAGCAGCTCAGGTGCGCGTGGCACATTTTGAAAATTACATAAACCGCTGGCGCGATTCCATACGTTGCTGCGGATTCCGATTTCCGTTGCATCAACTGGACGTGTATTGCGGATGCTTGCAATTGCGACTTGAGCCACGGGCCAAAACGATGGCCCGCAATAGCCGTCTTCCGGATTGTTTGCAGGAATACTGGAATCTTTACCGCCACCTTTGCTAGTTAATGTTTTATCTCTAACTGCTTTATTGCCGGCAATTCCAATCGTGTGCTCCGCGCCAACAGTTTCAATGCAGCGCAAAGTAACGCGAACAGATTGCTTGCGTGGCAAATACACTTCGGCAGTGCGGCTTTCTACGTTAAAAATACAATTGCCGATCATTATTTGCGTGCCAAGCTGCAGCACACTATCTGCGGCTTCACGTGCGCTGTGCGTAGCATTGTTGATGTCAGCTACGTCAACACCGCTGCTGCTATCAATGTTTAACTCACTTTTTTGAAAATTTCTCTTATTGATCTGAAATTCAACCGTATCGCCAACTTTGCAAATTACCTCAGTAGGCTCGTTGGGGTATTGATTGTTATGCGCGACCAATCCCATGCAGGGGCTGTAGCCCGCTCCAACGCCCGGCATACCTTGTTTGCCGCCATTTGCTTGTGGACCAGCAATCTTTGTGCGCTCTGCTTTAATTCGGCGTGAAGGATCTGATTCGGTCTCTTCAAGCAGTGGTCGGCTGATGACGCGCCAGTTCAGGCGGTAGGCAGTGCCGTTTTTAATCGGGCTGTACAAGCCAAATGCCGTCGCATTGGATGGCTTATAGGTCTGACAAAACCCTGGGCTATCTGGTCCGAATGATGTCGGGCAGGTAAATACATCATCAAACGCAACAGGATCACCGGATGATGGGGTGCCCTTGCTGCCGTACAGCAGATTGCCGGCAAAGATGCGTCCGGTGATGTCGCCGCTGCTGGTGGTGCCAGGCTTGTAGTAGAAGGCATAGCGGCTGGCATCCAGCACATCCAGCCCGTTGTTGCCGATGTAGATGCCGGACAGATCCGGGCGCTTTTGGCCAAACCCGATGGTTTCGCCCAGCAGATACATCAACCGCAAGCCTTGATGCGTGCCGTAGCTCAAGGTGCGCGACCACACCAGCTGCGGTTGCGCCATGATGCCGCCGGTCACACCAAAGCCGTGCTCTTGGTAGTCGCCGAACAGAATGGCAAGGCGGCTGCCGTATTCGGCTAGCTCTTGCACGCCATCAAAGCCGACCGTGGCGTTGAACCGCTGACGACCGCGCTGGCTGCCGAGCGTGCGCTGGCGGATATTGGTCTGCTCTGGCGTTTGGGGCTTGGGTGCCAGCAGGAAGCTGACGCCAGTTGATATCAAGCCAAGGGCAAGGCTAACAATGGCAATGACAAGTGATGCCTCGTTTTGGATGTCCGGAATATGGGTATACTCCGCCGGGCGTTCACGGCTGCGCTTCTGTACTTCACTAACAAAAAACCTGTATTCGTCTTCGCTGCACCCCAGCGCCTCAATCAGCTGCCTTTCGTACGGAAGCAGGGGCAGGCGATACAGTTCCACAGCGGAGCCCATTGCACCACCTCGCTGGTTTGGTTGATGCTCAGGATCCCGTTGTCCCATACAACTCCAAAAGCTGGGCGCTCCGCTGGTAACAAGAGCACGTCACCATCATACGAAGGCTCGGCAACGCGCCTACCCCAACACAACAGCCACCTTGCAATTTGGCGGCCACCAGCTTGGTACATCACCTCCGTAATTGGCGGATGACGAATACCGAGCTGATCCAATACAGCAGTGACTAGGTGGATGCAGTCGATGTAGCCGTCGGAGCCATCAGCGCCTAGGCGATACCGCATCCCAACAAGATCAAAAGAAGAGCGAACCACTGATCGGGATGCTACCGACAAGTTTCTGCTGGATCGTCCGCTTTGGGATGTCGCCGCCAACGGCATCCAGCACGCTGTTTAGCCTGAAGATCACGGTGTCTTGACGCCAGCCACCGCTTGCAACCTGCCCGACGTAATCGTGCAACGTGGTTTGGCTGGATGCGGGGTTGGTTGAGTCCGCAATAATGCGCACCGAGACCGTAGCGATCCAGTCGTTGCGGATTGCCTCATCCGCCCAGCTGCGTGAAATTTCGTTGTTGGGGAAGACCAGGCTGGCATCTACGTTGTCGCCAGTGCGGTTGACCGTGACGCCGCTAAAGCCAAACGGCAGGAACTGGTGGCCGTTGACCGTTTGACCGATCCAGAAGTTTTGAAACTTCAGCTCAGCGCCTGTGTTTTTCTTCAGCGTCAGGTAATGGCCGAGTGCAATGTCCATCAGATGCCAACGCGACGGCGAGTGGAGCTACTCATCTGAAGCTTACGCAGCGCACGTGTTTCGCCTTGCTTGGCGCCTTCCTGTGCAGCCTGCGCCATACCAGATTGGAACTGGTCGGCGGTGACGTAATCCACGCTATTGATGCGCTCCACGCTGTAGCGCACGTCGATCGGTTCCATTGTGGCAACACCGCCTTGCTCGGTGCCGCCTTCTGCGCCAGAGCCGGGGATGACATTATTGCCGCGTGCGCCGCCGGCATAGCGCGACATCGCCGTGCGCATCTTGCTAGCGGGGATGACATACTCGCTCTCGCCACCTTCGCCGATCAGTGCATTGGTCGGTCCGGTGACGAAGCCGCCCTCGGCAAAAGCTACCCCGGGTGCAAAAGCAATGGGGTTAAAGCCTGCTTGGCCTGCACCAAATACAGATGCTCCAGATACAGGCCCAGCGCCGCTAAACAGACTGTTACTACCGCCGCCAAAAAGCCCTAACAGCTGTTTAAAAGCAAACATTACTACCATTTGAGCAATAATTTCGGTGGCCATACTTATAAACGCATCACCAACACCCTTAAAGAAATTACTTAGCGCTTCTTGTGTTGACTGAGTACCTGTAATTATTCCTTGAAAAGCCGTACTAAAAGCATCACCAATACCCATAGCGCCCTTAGCGGCTGCGTTTATGGGGTCAGTTAATTCGTCTAACTGTTTTTTCATTTCATCGTATTTTTGTGTAACTTTGTTGTTTGGATCGAGGTCTAAACTTAAATCAAACGCGCCTGCTCCTTCTCGTTGCAGTAAATTGCGTGTGTCTAGTCCGGCACGACTATAGTACTCTTCCGTTATTTCACGCTCTATTTCGCGAAGTTTGTCAAGCCTTTCTAGTTCTGCATCTTTTAAGCGTACAATTTCTTGAGCGCGAATTAAAGTTTTTTCAGACTCATAATTAGCTCTGAGTAAGGCTTTTTCAGTATCGCGGTTAATGTCGTAAACCTTTTGGTCGTACTCCAGTCGAACAGCTAGCTGTTTATTACCTTCAAATAAGGCATCACGTATGCCGTCTTGTGTTATAGACATAAGCTGCATTGCTTTTAAATCTGCAGCTAGTTGCGCTGTTCTGTCCGCCGGAGGTTTTGGACCTGCAGCAGACCTGGGCGGCGTAATAGTACGCAAGTCTGCAGCTGTTACAGGTATCTGATTTGTAGGTGTAACTAAACCACCAAATTGTTCAATTAGCTCTTTGTAGTCTTGGCCTGTTAATGCACCTAAGCGGGCTCCCCTTCCACGTGCTTTGCGCCTACGCTGTACTTCAGCTTGTAACTCGGCATTTCCGCCTAAATCTTGTTGTAGTGCACTAAACCGCAATCGTGCGCTTAGCGTGGATAACGCATCGTTAACCCAAGAAAGAAACCCGTTTAATGGGCCGGCAATAAGTGCTTGAAGCTGAAGCGTAAGTTTATTCCAAAGTTCTGTTGTACGATTTGTAGTTTGTCCCAGTTCTTGCATAGCTCGAACGCCCTCGTTACCGATTGCATCG